GTCACTATAGAATAAGTGGAATTAGGTTCATTTCCGGTTTCCGGAAATGAAGATCATTCAAGATCGTGATATTTCCGGTTTATCCGGAAATATAACAATCAGAAAATAAACATAGATGCATAGATAGATATTTAATTAGGGTTAGGTTAGTTAGGGTTAGGTTCGAAAGGGTTATCAAAATGCACTACCTGTGTAAAGCGTCGTCTGAGCGCTGCTTTGGTTTCAGCATCTAAGTCGGGATACCAATCGTCCGGCGAGATGTTGCTGGTGATCCAAACTTTGGTCGCTTTTAAGACCACTGAAGATCCTTTCACTTCCACAATCACAGGGTAGCGATCCAGCCATCGGAGCATATGGCTGATATCGATGCCCCCCCGAAACTCATCGACAACCACTGCGTCTTGCCCTCGATATCCATCCCAAAACTTGGACCGGGGATCTTTAGGATAAGCGTCCAGACCGGATTCTGCCCAGGCCCTTCGAGACTTGCCTGTTCCAGTGCGACCCCAGAACACGAACACTTCTCGAACGATCGCAACCGGCTCCATATGGTCCACGGCGATACGTTTGAGATTGCTGTAATTCCGAACGTATATATCGGCCGGGATTGCATCAAGTTGGTTATTCCGTGCGGAGGTTCGAACGGCATCCCAATCTGCCGAAGATGCACGGTTAAGTGGTCGTTCCCCAAGTTCGAATTGCGTCCCGGGAATCCGAGTATCCTCCTTCCAGACGTAGTCGAGAGCGGCCGCAGACCTCGTAGCCTCTGCGTGGTGGTTGCCAAAGATCGCTCGAACAGCGGCGAGTCTTGCAGGTTGGCGAAAGTTGGCGACAATCTGCCAGTGGAGAAAGCCTCCCGCTCCTCGTTCGAGTTGTCCACGGATGAAAACGACACCCTGCGGTAGGAATGGTGTGAAATCGGCATGTCGGATAGTCAAAATATACCAGCGGGCCTGAGCGGGCATTTGAATGGTACTGAGAATGTCCCGTTGCGCTCGTACTTATATACCCGGAGGGTCCGGGACCACTGTCTGTTTAAGGTCAGACATTGTGTCCTAAAAGGGAAGGTGCATCCCCGAGCACCGCATGGTCGAGTCCCAATTGGGAACACCACGTGCTTCCACCAAGTGCACCCTGGACGAGCACGTGGTACTGAGATCTAGAAGACACCCAGGCGGTACGCCTTGTATTACCTTCTAGATCGATGTACCACGTACCAGTGCACCCCTTGAAACAGGTGCACCCCATCGTGGGAAAAAAAGAAAAAGATAAAAGCGATTTCAAACTGCTTTCTTTTTCTAAAAAATAAAATGGCCCGACTTGTCCGAGCACCTAAGCGCAGCCGATCTATCTCATACCCTGCCCGGGGTCCTCCTCGATTCCGCCGTAAAACTGGCCCCAGTAACTTTGGCCGGGCTGGGCAATATGCCCGGCTTGCCGGTCAAGGAGTAGCTGCTATGGCTAGAGTGATGCCGTCTATGTCAGCAGTTAGCAGAGCCCTTGATGCCTATCAGCTTTTGCAAACGTTAACTCGTCGGAATTTGAATCTTGATTCAGCTTCAAAGGGAGGACCTAAAGGTGGCCGCCAAGGAAGAGTTCGGGATCTGACTTATGGCGGCAAGTATAAGAAGAAGATTCCAGTTGTGAACAAGTGGACTCGCTTTATGAAAGAAGGATTCTTCACTAAAGTGGAAGTTGGCGGAGTCACCACTTCCACGAAAGATGTGTGTTATCTTGCACACTCCAATATGCCTGGTATTCAGGTTATGGAAACATGCATGAAAGCAATGTTCAAGTATATGTTGAAGATCGGCGGAATTCAAATTCGCAGCGATGAACAAACCGGATTTGTTCCTAATGATTGTCATATGAACACTATTCTAGTGTACAAGACACGAGATGGCAATGCGATATTGACTCATACTATCAATGCATTGCCTGCCACAACCCTTCACACTTTGGCTCTTGCATGGAAAGATTGGTTTGAAGGGTTGTCTGGAACGAACAATTTGCCCGGTCAATTGTTGCGCTTTCAATTGATTGTTGTATCGATGACTGCCCCTGGGCAGGTTGATGTTAAGTGTGATCTTGATCTCACGAGTGCGAAGTTTGAATTATTGTCGGACTCGCAATTGAAAATTCAGAATCGCACGGTTAATACTGCTGAGAATGATCAAGAGGATGATGTGGATAATGTTCCTCTTTCCGGTCGTTCATTCAAGTATGCCACGAATGGCACAATTTTTAAGGATTATGATGCATCCGGTGTTGCTACATCCAGTTTGTGTACGACTAATGCAATCACCGGATTGTTGACTCCCGGTGTAAATGGAGCAAGCATCGGAGGATCGTTTTTTGATGAAGTTCCTGAAGCAAAGCAGTTCGTTGGAATTAAAGAAGTGCAGCCTTTGGCTCTTCGTCCTGGTGAAATCCGCACGTCGCAAATTAAGGGCGGATTGACTATCACTTTGCAAAAACTGATTGCGGTTTTGTTTGGAAAGCGTTCGCAAGTTGATACAAATGGAGTTGCTGGGAACCAGCAGAATCAGCAGTTTTGGATTGGACACACACGTTTGTTGTGTTATGAAAAACGTCTGCAAGCAGCAGTGATCACCGATGTTAGCAAGTATAATTTGCCCTATGAACATCAAATTCAGATCGCTGCGATATTCAAGTGTCCGCAAAGCAATGTCACTGCCCCAAGTTTCTTTCGTATTCAGCAATAGGGCAGATGAACCTACATGTTCCATAAGCAGACCCGGGACCGCCATGGGTCACTATAGAATAAGTGGAATTAGGTTCATTTCCGGTTTCCGGAAATGAAGATCATTCAAGATCGTGATATTTCCGGTTTATCCGGAAATATAACAATCAGAAAATAAACATAGATGCAT